GGTGTCAGTAAGGCAGCAGCAGGGATCGTACCCCTGGACAGACTGGAATGAGAATGGGTCGAGACGGCAGTGAACTCCTTAGCCAGTAGTAGATAAGTAACCAGCTATGGGTTAAATAGCACCTAACCAAATACAATAAGGAGACGCTTAATGTCAGAACAAGCAATCGAAAATGAAATCCAAGCTAAGGGTTTAAATGCACCTCGCTTAAATCCAGCGTACATCGAAATGGTCATCGTAGATGAGCAATATCATGTGTTTGAAGGTACTACAGTAACTGTTTGTTGCTTACATCTCCGCAACGGCTATTGCGTTATCGGTGAAAGTGCAGCAGTTTCTTCTGAGAACTTCGATGCTGAAATCGGTCGTAAAATTGCACGTGAAAATGCACGTGAAAAGATCTGGGCGTTAGAAGGCTATTTACTAAAAGAACGTTTAGTAAATAATTAATCAAAGGTATCTAGGGTTACTGCAAACGTCTATAGTATAAGGCTGTAATAAGAAGAAGTTAAGCTAGCGCTTAGTACCAGTAATCAACAACTCATTATCCATCAGGATACAGACTTCATTGTCTGTAACGGATACAAGCAGATGCCTGAATCTGATCTTGCCCTCTTCCATGCGGAGTTATCAAGGCGAACCTTACCCCAAGGACATGGTTAAAGAAATAGGTGACGACTACCAGAGGTAGTAATAATGTACGACGATGGAGAAAGCCCATGCTGGATAACGTAACCAGCACTATTACTACAAACTATTGTTTAGTACTTTGTACTAATATATCACACAGGACAACTTACAATGACAATGCTTGACATCACTCGCACCGAGCTACAACGACTTGATGCACTTTCACCGAAGATCAATTCATTCACACAGAAGGTCATGAACGCTATCCCATTCGACACTGTTCCTGACAAGATGAAAGCTGTAATGGCTATCTCCCATATCACCAGCTTTGCAGGACAGTTCCGACGTAACATCCGCCTCATTGATGGCACTTCTGTACCTATCAACGCCATCTCCTTCATCTTCGCAGCATCTGGTGCACACAAAGACAGTGCAAACAACGCAGCAAAGAAATGTTTTGCTAGAGGTTATGAGAAGATCAATGAGCACCTGAAGACTGAAACCATCAAGCACGCCATCGCCACAGCCACAGCAAAGGGCGAAGACGATCCTGAATTACCAGAGGTCTACCGTGAGTATCTCCGTCCCATCCCTCCATTGTTTATGTCTGTCAGCACCGCCCCCGGCCTGATCCAGCACATTAACGATATTGGTGTACTACCTATGGGAGCCTCCAGTATCTACACAGGTGAATTTTCTGATGAATTAGCTCACAACCAGAACATGCTAGACTGCATCAAGGTAATCAGCGAAACCTTCGACCTAGGTGTGAAGGAAGCTACATATACCAAAGGTGTGGAGTTCCGTAACGCAGAGATCAACGGTCAGTCCGTATCTGCCCTACTCATCGGCTCACCTGGTCATGTCCTATACGACGAAGCTACTAAGAAGAAGTTCCATGTAGCATTTATGTCCAAACTAGCACGTCGTTCTTGGTTCTGTTACGCAGCAGAGAAGTTAGATGAACCAGACTTCGCTGACGAGCAAAACCCTCTAGAAGCCTTGTACAACTATCGTACAAAGGTAGACCTAACTGGTATGAAAGCACGTGAAGCTATTGCTTCTGCGGTAGATGAAGTTACCGACTATGGAATCTCCACCTTAGATCAAGACATAGAGATCAGTGAAGCAACTTATAGACTATTCGAAGTCTATCGTAGGTACAATAGCGATCTAGTTAATTCACTACCAAATCAAGACACAACGTACAGCCTCATCCGTCGTCACCTACAGTGGAAAGCACTCAAACTAGCTGGAGCATATGCCTTCTTCAGTCTATCCAACACAGTTGAAGCTCACCACTACATAGATGCAATCCGCTTCTGTGAACTACTAGATCACGACATGGTGCTGTTCGAGCAGGACATCAACAAGCTCTCACACGAACGCTTCTCAGATTACGTACGTTCTCTTCCGATGGTAGATAACAAAGTTTCTGTAAGTGTACACGATATCAAAAAGCAAGGTCTCATCTTCAACATTACACGTCCGAAGCTACAGGAACTAGTCACTCTTTGTGCAGGTTACGACAATCACGGCATCTACACTATCACCGACGATGGTGGTACTATCCAATATGAGCCTGTCATCAAGACCGACATTATTGGTGTATCATTCAAACCCATCGATTGCACACAGCTCAACCAAGCCATTGAGCAGGGTGATGAAACTGCTGTATCTCGTGCTAAACAACGTATCGCAGCAACTACAGCCTATGGGTTCGAAGTAGCAGATACTAGTTTTGCAGACCTAGGGACCATGCTAGATAACGACTTTGCATACTCACCTTTCCGTTTTCGTAACGGTGTACGTGGTAAGGATAGTATCCTAGGAGGTACCAAGTGGTTAGTCCTAGACATAGACACCTCCGCTGTAACTGCATCAGAAGCTCACTTCATGTTATCCGACATCAACCACTACGTAGCCTTATCTAGTGACCCAGACAATGAGTACAAGTACCGTGTACTAATCGAACTAGATTCAGTAGTCACCTTGTCCGCTATCGCATGGAAGCACTTCTACCTAGCAATTGCAGAAGATCTCGGCTTACGTGTAGATCCTCTACCACAGTCCCAAATTTTCTTCTCATATGCAGGTCGCCCTGTAATGAGTAACCTTGACACAGAACCTTTAGTAACTCGAGATTATGTCATGGCAGCTACTGAGAAAGCATCTACTAAAGATGACTTACAAAAAGTTGTTACACCTTCACAACGTAAGGCACTACTAGCAGATGAACTTGTTACATTTTCTTACCTCATGGACTGCCCTCAGGGCGTCGGCTCTCGCAACATGATTAGAGCTGCTTACCACGCCCATGATCTAGGAGCTAACCTAGAATATACCCTAGACTTAATCAGATCTGCTAACGACTATTGGGTATCACCTATGGACCCAGACAGACTTGATAAGATTCTAGACCAAGTAACCCGCATGTTTAACAGCTAAGGATAACTATGACACACGACTATTTTACATACGACCACGGAGTCGGTATCGTCCCAGAAGGCAGTTTCCGCATCAGTGCATCACAAATCTCCAAGTTCCTAGATACCACTACTGATTGGTGTCGTGAGCACCTGATGGGCGAAGCTGGTTTTGCTGGTTCCACTGCAACTCATCTTGGCCAAATAATCCACGCAGCAGCCGAGATGTACACTAAGGAACGTACTGTCCACAGCGATCTAATTGAATCCTTTATCGACTCTATTACCGATCCTGAAGTGGACAAATCGTACATCCGCTCTCAGTACCCAGCTATGGTAGAGACTCTCATCAACGGCTACTTAGCACACAACGTACCAGACGAAACTGAGTTGTTCCTGTACAAAGAAATACTTCCTGGTGTAGGAGTTGGTGGTAGTCTCGACTCCATCAAGTATGGCAGCAAACCTATCAACAAACTAGGAGCTGGAAACCGCATCGTCGATTACAAAACTACAAGTAGCAAGACAGTTGTTACGAAGTTTTCTCGCCCATACTGGTTCCAGCAGGGTGTGTACGCATGGTTATGTAAACAGCAGGGCATCCGTATCGACTACGTTGACCTAGTTTACATCACCACACAAGACATCAACCGTACTTCTGAAGTCACTGGTAAACCTATGAAGGATTACCCATCAACTACCTACACAGTAACGCAAGAAGTAACCAAGGAATGGTTGGACATCATCGAATCGACTATTATGATGATCGCTCATTCTGTAGACACATGGAACAAGCAGCCTGATCTACGTTGGCTCATAGCTAAGGACTGGCGTTTACACCCATCTACCAAACCATCCACCAAATTTTTTCTAAACTAGGAGCATGTATGGAATCAATTATAACAAGTGATACCTACAAACGGTACTATGGGCATTTCTTAGTTGATAAAGGTATAGATTTATCAATACCAGTACACTTGGCTATGCCTTTTGCAATCTATCTACGAGAACAACGTATCTTATTGGATAGTATGATCAATGAAACCATCACAGTATCAGAAGCTGGAGACCTCAGCTGCTTATCGTGCTAGCCACAAACCATACACTAAACTTTCCTCAACTAGGGGCACACACACATGGAACTACTTCTGACCAATTCTATCTACAAACAGAATTATGCACACTTTTTAGATGAGAACAATATCAATCTACCTGTACCAGATTACCTGATTATCCCTTTTATGAATTACTTACAGGAACAGTATAAGTTACAGACTGATGTAATCAACGAAACTATTGTAGAACCAGAAGCTAGGGAGTCCTCAGCTACTTCTCGTACTAGATGGAGCAAATCTGATGTAGCTAAATTATCCTCCCTACTAGGTCAAGGTTTGTCATTATCGCAAATCGCTTATCAAGTAAATCGTACTGAGAACAGCGTTCGTAAGTATGCACGTTCCCATTTTCTTCTTGTTTACCGCAAGGGCAAATGGGTAGATCTAACCTATCCAGGAAGTTCTGACACATGATCATTACACTAACTTCAGATTCTGATGTATTCACCTTCGTTCAGTATCTAATCCACAAGAATATGCTAGCTCAGTACTTCGAGACAATCACCATCAAGGATGAGGACTCGAATGACTACCTACGCTACCTAACCAGTCTTCGCTCCGAAGTTCCAATCCGGGTAGGTACGTTAGTACCTTGTGTATCTACTAGAGATGCAAGTCACAAGCCTTGGACAGATACTGAACGTGAAGTCTTACAGCAAAGCATTAAGCTAAACAAAACACCAACAGAGATCGCCAAACAGTTCGGTAGAACAGTAAACTCCATTCGCACTTACTCAATCAACCACTTAAATATCGGCTACCGCAATGATACTTGGGTACCAATAAACAGACCAACAGGAGACACAAATGGCAGTTAAATTACTCATCTCTGGGTTAGCTAACTCAGGTAAAACCTCACTAACGAAGGACTTAAAGGACGTACTAGTCATCTCTCATGACGGCAAAAACTACCCCTACAAGACACCTCACGTTTTAGTTACCACCTTCGATACAACAGCAGAACTAATCGAGCTAATCACAGAAAAGATGGTTATCTACAAGGAACGCTTCGGTAAGTATCCTAGTACCGTAGTGTTCGACTCTGTATCGAAGATCTTCGACACCCTGAACGACTCATGTAACCGTCGTTTCACTGGTTTCAAGATCTATTCTGAGTTGAACTCAGAAGTAACAGCTTTCACCTACTTCATTCAGAACTCCTTAGTAGCTAGCGACATCAACGTAGTTATCATTTCTCATGCTATCTATGATAGTGAAGAAACTAAGTACAACCTTGTAGGTAAAGGTGACTTCCAAAAACGTGGAGGCTTCCTAGCCGATGTAGATCAAGCTATCTTTATTGAGACTAAAGCTAACAAGCGTATCCTTCACCTACGCTCAACCAAATTCCCTGCACGTACTCTTCTTGAATCAGACCCAGAAAGTATGCCTGTGGAAGACTTTAACCTTACTGACTACTTATCAGTATTAAACCAAAACCATTCTTCAGTAGAAGAATTTTCTCTATAATCTCCATCAACTAACTTATAAGGAGCCTCATCATGGCTTTTAAAATCTCTACTAAATCTGACGCTATTGCAGAATCATCTGGCTATGTATCAACTTCAGGTATCTACGACGCAGTTATCAAATTCGCATCTGTAGATGTATCTAAGCACAACGCTACATCTGTCAACTTCAATCTGACTATTGGTGGTAGTGACCAAACAGTCTATGGTCCTTACGTCAAGGACAAAACTGGTAAAGACTTGGAAATTGGCATGAAGCTGATCAACAAGTTAGGTGTTATCGTGGGCTTAACTGACGGGGATGAATTGGACATCGAAGAAGAAGAACATGCAGTCGGCAAAGACAAGGTTGTTAAAGAGTTCGCTGTTATCCAACAGTTCACTGACGTAGCCATCAAAATTCGTTTGCAGGAAGAGTACTCTATCAACCCAAATACAAACGAAATCCAGCAACGTATGGTAATCAGGTCATTCTTCCGTGGTGCTGATGGTGCATCTGCAGAAGAAGTCGTATCTGGAGAAGATATCGGTAAGCGCCTAGCTATTGAACAAGAGAGAAACGCCACTAATGTAACTTACAAGGACGACTTGACTCCAGAAGCAGTCGAAGCTTGGAAGAAAGCAGGTCGCGGCAAATCTT